ATTAACGACGCTCACGACCTAGTTCTTCTTCGCCACCGGCAGCAGCATCAACTGCACCGAACCCATCAGTATCTGTGTCAAAGTCGCTGTCTGGAAGTGCTGGCTCTGTTGCCATGCCAGTATCTGCACCACCTGCTAGCCCTGCGTCAGGAGCTCCAAATCCACCCATGTCAGTTGCTGGTGCTTGCTCACCGCTTAATACACGAACTGCAGTATCTGATGATTCACGTGCAGTACTTAGTGATGTGTACAATTCTGTTAGTGTTGGACTAATAGAAGTTTTAAATGCTTCTGCTTGTTCACCGCCAATTTGGTCACGGATTGTATCTACTAATGCAGGTAACTGTTCGTTTTGTACTTTACTGATTTTTTCCAACATGTCTTGGATACTGTCAACAATATCTTTGGCAGCTAAAACAGCTTCACTGCGACCTAATTCGCTTTCAAACAAACCTTGCTCGCTGTTAAGCCATTTGTCAAGGCCCTCTTTAACTAACATAAGTTCCATATACTTTGCATTCTTTTCTGCAGTATGGGCACCAAAGCTACGCTTGATGTTAGTGATGTTTTCGCTTAGAGCTTTGCTCAAACGTTGTGCTTTAGCATAACTTAAGTTATCATAGTCAATACTAAAACCAAAGCGGCTTTCCATGACCTTGTTGATCTTTTGTGGTGTTACCGCGGTATGCATTTCAGAGAGTCTCATATTTTGTTCCTATACTGGTTTATAACCATATTTTATTATATTTAGCATGCAAATGTATTTTCGATATTTTGTCTTGTGCCTCTTCTAGCTGTTTTTGTGCTATTTCCAACCTTGCTTGCCTAATATCTACAGTTTCATAGTCTTTTTTGCCTAGTGCGTGTTTTTGTCCACGACGCATGGCCTGCACATCTGCATAATTTTTATTTATTTCTTTGTCTAATGCCAATATTTCCCAGGCTTTGGTTATTTTATTTTTAATAGTGTAAATTGTGTATAGTATTGCACTTACCTTATTATTAAATGTGTGTATAGATTCGTGGTTAATGTCAAATACTTCACAAGTATGATTTTTGTTGGTTTTTAAAGTATAGATACCAATTTTGTAACCATTCTTAAGTGGTAAACAAATTGGAGTTTGTTGTTCTTGTTGCATTCTCCACAGTTCGCGGGTAGTCCAAAACTTAATGTAGCCAGTGGCTGCATCAGTCATTTCTTTAACTTCGGGAGGGAGATTATCCTTAACGGATTTTTTTCTTGTACGTGATTTGGCCATTGTTGTTTGCACGATGCACAATATCTTGCACCACTAGTTGATTCATTATTAACTGCTCGCGTTCGTTGAGCTTGTTTTTATTGATTTCTGATTCTACTTCAAAGCGCCCAAGGATATCTGCTTGCTCATTGTTGATAGGCACTTGAACGCTATTGATTAATTCTACGATTTTCATTTAAACTGTGTTGCTAATAATGTTATGATACCAGCAATCATAACACCTAAAATACTTGTGCCAATAGTGATTATTGTTTTATAAGGGCCATCAGATTTTTCAGTTAAAGATTCCTTGATGTCAACGAGGTGACCCTCTAACTTGTCCATCCGACCTTCCAGATTGTTAAGTTTAGTTTCCAAGCTATTGTACCTTTCAGCGCATAATTCTACGTGCGCTTCCAGGCTTTTCTTTTCAATATCCGTACCGGCCATTTTCGTTAATCTTTCTAATAGGGGCGATGCTGTTTTAGTATGCCGTAAAAATGTGCCGTAAAGAATGAGCCTAAGTGTTGCCGTAGCATCAGTGTATTATTTAGCGTTCTTTGAGCTGAGTAAAGTATATGTTTTTTATAGCACCATGGGGATAAAATATCGGCAACATAAAACGTGCAGTTTCGTTGAGTCCGGTAATTACAGGAACTTGCTCAAAGTCTTTATGCAAACCTCCCAAGTGTTCATCGTTTAAATCGTAAACACCTTCAGATTCTACTGCCCACTTCCATGTCCATACACGTTGCTTACCTGCATAAAAATCACCAAATCTAAATAATGCTAGATCAAATTCGTCTGTACTATAAGGCAAGGTAATGTGTTGTGGTTGTGTACGCAATCCCATGCATTGTATAACTGTTTCCCAGTTACGATGTTGATTTCGTTTAAGATCATCTTGGTCGGGGCTCCGTGTGACTCCGGTAGCAGTAATGTCTACTAAAGTGTATCCCTGGAAAACATATAGCCCGTTCATAACAGTATTTAGTGGCCAAGAAAAAAGGCACAATAATGTGCCTTCATTCTAGTTTTAAAAACTATTAAGCTAGTTTGAAACCATTAGCTGAGCTAACAGCAACACCGCCGCCTGCCCAAATGTTACCAGCGATACCGATGTTACCACCGATAGTGTTGTTAACCAACTGCTGAATACGTGTTTGGATTGTAGCTGCGTTAGAACCATTTGCTTCAACTAAAACGCTGATCTGTGATGTATCAACTTGATACATAACGATTGTAGAATCGATAGCGATAGAACGTAGAATTGTTTCTACTGCACCACCTGTACCAGACTCAGCTGCACTGAAAGTACCTAAACCAGTAATTTTCAATGGGATTGGGTTTTTTGTTAAACCTGTTGCGATAACTGTACCTAGTGTACCGTCAACTTTTGCATCAACGTTGTTGATACCATTTGCATCACCTGCATAACGTGTTTGGATAGCCATTTTCTTTTTCCTTTAAAAATATTAACGCTTTCGCGCTTGTAAATATTTATCTTTTGTGTAAAAAAATGGTCTTTTACTTTACTGTTATTTGTTAAAGTGGGCTGCGCCAAACTGCCCACGATTTACCAGCTTAATCAATCCAGCACTAGTGGGAACTACAAATCCTTCGCCCCCAGGTTGTCCTGCAACAGATTGACTAAATCCCTTGACTTGCTTTTCTAACTGTGATGCTAAATTTTCTTTTAGTTGGTATACTGCGTTCCAAGTAGCAGTTAATGCCGCTAGCCCTTCTTCGTTTTGTGCGATATATCCATCGTTATTTTCACCTATTAGTAGTTTAATTTGTTTTGCACTAAGTTTACTATTAGGACCTGCTAACCATGGAATTAGTTCTTCATTGGTTTGTGCAGTAATTTTGTGATTAAAATACTTTTGTATTGCACCTCTAGCAACACCATCCATTCCGTGTAGGAATTGTTCGGCGGCTGCACCCAATGTGCCAGATACTGCTTTACGTGCTTTGGCAACTAATTGTGTTGGTTCAGCTAATGTAAAATTAATACCAGCTTTTGGTGCTATAACTGCAACATCGCCATTATTTGCCAGACCTGTTTTGCCATCCCAAGGTGCACCGTTTAATTGATGTACTACAACGACCCCTACTTTGTTGGCCACTAGCTGGCCAATTGGTGATTGTGGAGGTATACGATATGTTACTGTTGTAGGCTTGAACTCAAACATACCATTGACTAACGGTGTTTTCCCCACACTCATTAAATCACCTTTGTACGTACCAGCTTGTACTACATCTGCTTTTAACCCGTTCCAGATTGTTGCAATTTTTGCATACAAATCAGGCCTTGCAGTGCGAGATTTTTTCATTGTTGTATCGTATATTTCCCAATCCTGGGGGCTTTTAGCAAAATATCCCTCGGGCATATATTTGTCGTTTATATAAAACTCACCAGCCGGGGTGTATCCGAATATCAATGCAATCCCGCCATCCCATTTAATGCTTATGCTACCGGCATTGGTAATTGCTTCTTCAAGTGCACGTTCGTATTTTTGTGCTTCTTGCTGGCTAATAAAGATTGCATCTTCGGGGTGCGGAATACGCGGACTAGCATCTGCAGCTTCAGTTAGGTTTTGTATAAAACTTAACATCATTGAAAATACCCTTTAACTGTTTTTAAACCTTGCAGTATTTTTGCTCTATCACTGTCAGCACGAGCAATAGCCTGTGGTGTCGCTGCTTTGTCACGCTTTTTACTGTTGACATCTATCATGGCTTTTTCTTCGTAGTGTCTCCAGAAGTCACGCAAAAAATCTGTTGCAGTATCCCATGGATACAAGTCTCCACGTCCAAACATACGGTTTGCTTCGCAACTTTGTGCAAATCCACGTATGCCATTGGCCAATTTAAAAATTTTAACATCCTCTACATCATTGCCCGGGAATTGTTTTAACATGGGATCAATCTTGGGTTGTTTAACACCAAGTAATTTTGCTTCATAGTTAAATAAATCAAGAATAAACGTTTCAGGATTGGTTGTAACTGTAACTGTTTGTGTGCCTTTTTGTTTGCTAAATGGTACATGTTGGTCGTCGATGACTTTTAATTGTACTCCAGCATGTTGAATACTCATGTCAAGTAATTCGCCTAGTACACTATACATATTACCAGTTAACAATCCTTTAACACCGCGCTCAGGAGTAACACGGGCAGCACCCCACTTTTCTAAACGTTCGGGATGCCACATAAAATCAATTTGCACATAATCATTTGCGCCAATTTGAAATATAGGATGTCCGGCTTTGCTTTCCGTTACATCAACATAAGGTGCAAGTCCAGCCTTAACAAATTCATCAGCTAATTTATTCCAATATGCAGTAAACTGTCCGTAGCTAACACCTTCGGGTTCGGGTCCAATCATTTGTAAATCTATGTCGCCATAGATTTTATCTGGATCTTGTTCAGTATCTATTGTGTGATGTGCGCTACTGCCAGTGGGACGACCACGACGTACTGGTCCTAGTCCTTTGGTTTCTAACCAACTATTAAAGTCTTGCACAAATCGATCAACCACTTGTAGAGCTGGTGCAACAATTCTAGGATGTAGTACTGTATTTTGTGTTAGTGTAGTATCCCATCCACCTTCTCTTAGTATTTCAAATATCTTCATAGTTGGTCAGTCCATTGTCTAAACCATTTAGCAGTACCGGGTGCAGTATCTTCGGGTAGCGTTAATAAACCCTTGGCTTGATCCTGCTTGGCTTGTGCTAGTTTACCTTCACGGTCAGGATCTTTGGCCAATGCCAAC